GTCATTGCCGCTTAGACGTTTGCCACGGATGACCAATCCGTGGCCCTGCTTAGGGTCGTTACGCGGGATGGAGCGATAGAAACGCTTATCGCGTCAATTAAAATGTGTCGTCCATAGGGTTGGCCACTAACTCCGACTGGATGGCGGCGTATGAGCGATAACCCTTAATTGTCTCGATCCGATGAGGTGCGATAATCGTCTCCCGCGCTATCATGCCACGGTAAGTGTACGGACCTGGGAATGAGCCGGTCATTAGGACATAGAAATCAACGCCATCGGTTTTCGGGCCTTTGCGCGCATCGACTAGTAGCTTCCCATTGTCGTACTTGGTCGTTTTGACATCGATGCGATATCCCGGCGGTGGTGGGATGACCGCGTCGTAGAGCGGATGCGGAGGCTCGCGGTCGGTATCCAGATCTGGATACACATTGAATAGCTTGCAGAACGCTATCTCGCCGCACATTCCCTCCAGATCCACAGTTGCAGCATCCTCTGAGCTGATCTTCAAGTTCGCCTTGTTGAAATGACGGTTGTTGCCGTTTCGATTCTTGGCAATGAAGTGGGCTAACTTCCTCTCAGCGGTTGTTAAAGATACAGTTTGACCGATTTTAATTTTATTTAGCATGGTCAAAAAGGTGGAAAATTTTTGAGGGGGTATCGTAAACGAAGCCCACCCGCAAAGGGGGTGCCACCCTCTACCTCAAAAACTGTGCCATTCCTAGGAAAAAGAATCCTTTTCTGTCATAAGCAAAACTTATGCTGACTATCAGTTTCCCTACGATGCACAAGGTGTGTTATGTTTACTTCGTTTCCGGTTCTCCCGTGACTTGAATCTCAGCGATTCGATCCGGCATCTGACCCAGCAGATTGATCGACACAGACGCCGCTTCGCCTTGCTCTGACCAGCCAAACACAAGCGCGCTACGTTTCGCGACTGAACCGAGTATCTGCTCTCTAGTCGATTCATCCTTGATGCCGTCCAACGCATAGCCATCGATCCGTTCAAGCGTGCTGGCGGCATCTGCTGCGAGCTTTGAACGGACCAAAGCGGACAGGCTTTCTAGGGATATTTCTTTCTTAGGAGAAATTGCCTTCGCCTCTCGCTTCACTTTCGTAATCCCTTCAATGCTGGCCTTGTTCGTCAACGTCGCCTTGTTCAGTTGCAAATCGTTTGCAATTGTCTCCCAACTTTGCCCCGCAAAGTAAAGCGCCTTCGCCTTTTCCCAAGCCTGTTTTCCAATCCTCATTTCCCATCACCTTAACCTGTCGTCGTGAATCGTTCAATGTTGCCTTTGCTGCATCCTGACGCTGTCCACTTTGAATCCTGACACTGTCTAAACCACGCATTTTCCTCAGCAAATCCACCCCTTTCGCCCCTCTCTCAAAATATTTCAAGAAAAGTTTTGACTCCCCACCACGTCCACCCTAGTCTGTCCGCAGCAATGAAATCCGCGCTCCGAAAACTCCCTTCCTTCCTAGCCCTTTGCTTCACCTACGCTGTCCTAGGTTACGCCTTTTACTTCCTTTTCTTCGCCTCTCAATTCTAGCCCTCAATCAATCAAATCCCATGAACTATCCCGAAACTATCCCCGCCGCATTCGCCTCCGATTCAACCTTAGAGCATGCCTATCGCCTAGGTTGGAATCATGGCCATGGCATCGCTTGCCACAATGTCCCATCAATCGGCGATTCGGCTTGTCGTTATGTTGACTGGATTGGACTCGGACAAACCGTAACCGCCGAAAATATCGCAGAGTGCCATGAAGCCCTTTGCTTTGCTGCTGAATCCAATTCCCGTGAATTCTCGCCCTTCGAATTCATCGCCCATGAATTCAACGAAAGCGAGGATTCCGAATCGCTTTCGGAAGCATTCGAATCCGGCGTTTCCGACTCAATCCGCAACGATTTGAAGTCCTATTCCTACGCCGGATTGGCCTGAATCCTGAACCGCTGGCCTTTGGAAACGGAGGCCAGAATTCAGCGTTCAAACTCAATCAAAAGCAAATCCAATGAAATCCAAGTCAGAAGAAATTCAAATCCTTTCCGCCGCCGCCGATAACCTCGGTTCCAACAGCTACTGCGGCGCTTGGCTCCGCGAGCAAATCCCCTTCATCGAATCCGATATTCGCTCGGACTTCGCTCCGGGAGTTCTAGCCTCCGCCTCAATCCAAGATTGCGCGCGCCGTTGCGCGGAAATGCGCGCCGATTCCCTGCGTGAGCGTGACAAGATTATCTTGGATGCACGCAACGAATCGGAACGAATCATGGATGCCGCGTTGAAACTGGCCGATTCGATTCGTTCCGGCCTCCGGCGCGACATTGAATCCGCCTTGCATCAAATCACCAAGCTCTGATTCCCCGTGCCAGCCTATGCGAAAGCGTAGGTTGCAACGGGTAATCAAACCCAACTCAAATCAAATCCAATCCATGAAAACCATCGTCACAGAATTCCAATTCATCGAATCGTTCCGCCTATGCGGACGCGAAACTCAATTCAGCGTCAACGCGCGCCGTGCTTTATTCGCGCATTTCGAAGCATTCGAGGAAGACACCGGCACGGAAATCACACTTGATCCTATCGGCATCTGCTGCGAGTGGGCCGAACACCCCTCCGCAATCTCCGCATCCAAAGAATACGGGCAGAACTTCGAAACTGAATCCGAGGCTCTGGACTGGCTCCGCAACCATACCCAAGTCGTCGAATTCGACGGAGGAATCGTCATTCAGTTGTTCTAAAAAACCCCACACGCGCATCCATGAAAATCACAGCAATCTTCCGCGATTTATCCGATGAATTTTGGAATGGCTTTGGAGATTCAATTCCTGCCTTTCTCAATCTTCCCCCGCTCGCGCAATTCCAGCGTGCGGAATTACTCGCGCATGAAATGCCGCGCAATGTCTCGGTGAAAATCGGAAACGGCTCTTTCCGCGACAAGGTGGAATGGAATCAGGCCATGCGCGACGCGACGCGAAAGGAGCGAATGACGGCCAAGATTGAACCGCGTCGTGGCTATCGCCTGATTACCTTCGACATTTAACCCATTCCCCGCGCATAAAATGAACTACTACGTCATGCAAACATCGCTGTCTATCAGATCAAAACCTCAGCTAGTCCAATGGGCCAAAACAATGGACGAAGCTATCGAATACGCTCAAAAGCAGTTGGAACTTTGGCGCGAGGTTGGAGTTCCGAATCCCCCGCGCTACCAAGTCCACTATTCCGGTCTAGCAAGTAAAACCGCTCTTTGGGACAGCTTGGATTGAATGACCCATCCTCCGCGCGCCATCGCTCCGGCGGTGACGCGAAAGGGTAGGCCACCTATCCCCGCAGCAATAAATCGAAAGCATCCATGAAACTCACCATCGACAAACTCGGACATTTAATCGTCGCGCGCGATGAATCCGGCAACGTAATCGCAAGGGAAAACCCGTATTGCAACCCGTCCGCGCTCGCTCAGGTAATTCTATCCGCGCGCATGACCGGCAGGGAAATCGACTGGGAGGAAAGCCAGATTGCCAAGCCAGAATCATTCACCGTCAAAGCCTGAGCATCCAATGAAATTCACCCTTCACGACACCTTCAACGGCGGCACCGTCTCGGTCCACCGCTCAATCGAAACCGCCGTGCGCGCACAACTCAGTCATTCCCGCGCAGTCAAACGCGCCAATGGTCAGAATTCATTCATTCCCACGCGCATCCTTTGCGACGGCAAGCGCCTGGACGACAACCAGCAGGAATCCGCGCTGGGCATCCAATGGGCAATCGAAACCGGAATGCTTCGCGCCTAGCCAATTCCAAATCCCATGCGCTACAAAATCCAACTCTCAACCTCAACCGGCGGCTGGTCAGACCTCCGCGAATCATCCGACAGCCAGACCTACGAAACCTGTTTATTCCCCACGCGGAACGCAGCCCTCTCCGCACGCGAGGAGTTTGGTGAACTGTCCGAATTCCTTGAAACGACGCGAATCGTCCCCGCCGAAACTCCAGAAACCGAGAACATTTACGCATGATACCCGTTACCATACCCGACAACATCGACCCTGACTCAAAAGAGAGAATGATTCTCCTTCTCCAGGAAACTCAAAAAGCCATTGAGGAAGCTGCTGGACATTTTATGAAGATTCCTTTCAGACGAAAAGAGTTCAAGTCCAGGTTCAATTTTGAAAGAGCTTTTAATGAAGGGCAGGAACATTTCTCAAGATTGATTGAGTTTCAGGAGTACCTCTATGTCTCCATTGAGCTATTGAACGGAAGGAATCCCAATGAATAACCCCATGAAACCCCAATTCACCCCCGCCCCTTGGCGCGTCGATCATTCTGGCAATTGCCATATTGGAATCATCGACGAAAACGAGCGAACGATTGCTTTTTGCGCGTTGCAAAACGAGAACTCAGAGGAGGATGAATCGAATTCCTGCCTAATCGCCTCCGCGCCTGATCTTCTCTCCGCCCTCGAACGCCTGGCGCATCCAATGGCCGACGACGACGACCTAGACCACGCTCGCGAGGTAATCGCCAAGGCGAGGGGTTTGGCCGTCTAATCCCACGAAAACCACCCAAAACCGAATCAAATCATGCATCCATTGCTTCTCTCGGCTCTCATTCAGGTCGAATCAAACGGAAACGACCATGCTCGCGGCCGTCACGGCGAACTTGGCGCGCTTCAAATCAAATCGATCATGGTCCGCGACGTGAACCGCATCATGGGAACAGACTATTCCCACGCGCAGGTAACGAATCGGACCATCTCAATCTTCATCGCGGAAAGCTATTTCTCGCATTACGGCAAACACCTCAGCGACGAATCTTTAGCTCGGATATGGCAAGGTGGGCCAAAAGGTCTTAAAAGATCGTCGTCACGCGCGTACGGAAAACGTGTCATGCGCGAGATTGAGAGGCAGCGAACCGTCAAGGATTCATTGACAGTTGCGACTCGAAACAAACTCCCGACTAAAAACCAATGAAACTAACCATTCAGTCCAAACAGAACGCTCAGACGATTGTCGATCTATTCAACGCGATCATCACCGGCGAATGCGAGACGCCAGGCGTCACCCCGCTCTCGATCTACGACGACGACCGGCACATCTGCTCCCTCATAGACGCGGACGGCCATCAGATCCTTGAGCTGATCATCGAACGCGAGATTGGCGACAAATTGGTTCAAACCGGCGAACCGGAGACGCTGCAATGATCGACAAAAAAAACCAAAACCTATCCGAAACGGCTCTTGTGCAGGCTGGTACGATGCCGCTTCAGGAGTTGATCGAGAATCTCGAATCAGTCGCGCACATGATGCATTCGCCAATGCTCCGCGAGGCGGCGAACCGGCTTCGCAACGCTGATTGCGCGGCGGCAATACTGGAGGACTCGCTTTTCTATGCGCGGATGTACCGCGACACGACGAGCGAGGGCGATAATCGGAGGAGAATGCTCATCGACGATGCGGAGACGGTTGTTTCGCTGATTCGAAATGGAGGATGCCAATGATCCGCAACCAATTCGCACCGCCCAAATTCAAGATCCAGATATCCGGCGCGATTGGCTGGTCCGATCTGAAGGAGAAGGTCGTCAGCTACCAGACGGTCGAATTCTCCACGCGCAAGGAGGCGGATCGAGCGGCTAAGGAACTCAACCCCGGCGAGTACACGCAAGGTCGGATTCGGGTCGTTCCGTTCGAGATGTCGGAGGACTACGATGTTTATCCGGTGGTGGAGCGGGTGAGCGAAAAATCAAAAGGTTAGTCGAACTTTTCACCGCGTAGAAAGTTAGATGTCCCGTCGGCCCCCAATCCGCAGTCAAAACTAGGTCGTCCGACCGATTCGATTCTAGCGCACCAAAACCCATGTCCGCTGTCATCACACCATTCAGCAATCAAAACGCATCAGCGCGTCGTTTAGAGCGTTTGCGTGGCATTCAAGTCGAGCGATTGAGCGACGCATCTTCATCTTTTTCATCCCGAACGGTTGCGACACCGCCCTCAAAGGCGGGGAGCAAGCATACCGTTTTCGGGATGAAACCACCCCTCCTTGGGTTTTTAATCCCAAGGGGGGTTTCATTTTAGTGAAATAGATAACGTGTGTAGCTAACCGTGGAAGAGTTGAATCTAACCGAGAAAATAGAAATCTAACTACTGGGCCTTGACAAGGGTCGGTATGAACCGCAGACTAGAGTTCGTTATGAGCTATTTGCCATCAGGAAAAACACCAAGAACGATGTTCAGCCAGATGCCCCCGAAGCGGCATGATCTGGACCCGAGCAAGTCGGAAGTTCTGGCCTACATCGGACAGGAGATGGGTTGCGACTTGCCAGCGGCCATCCGAGCGTTCAATTCGATGCGGCATCCGAAGTGTCGGGTGCTGGTGTTCGACAAGATTGAGCGGCAGTGGAAGGGTTGCGAGTTTCGGCCAGCCGACGCTGAGACAAGCGAGTTGTCGATCATCCGTGAGCATCGCGCTTTTGAGCGGCAGTTGGCCGTTTTGAAGTCAACCGTGCGCCGGTTGCAAGATGATGTTGAATGCCTCAAGCGGAAGACTGCAAAGCGAACCAAGGGCAAAAGGGGCGATGATAGGAAGGTGGGTGAGCCAGCCGACGAACCCGCTGAAGAGCAGCCCGTGGAATCAACCGAACCTTCTTTGGCCGACGAGTTTGCACGACTCTTGCCGCAGTATTCTTCGAAATAACCCAGAAACCAACAGACTATGGAAACCGATAAACTCACACAACTTGAACAAAATTTTGCAACGCTTGCCGGTTTCGTCGAGCGAGCAACCAAGAGTTTAGGCAGGATCGAAAAAACCTTGAAGGAGCATGAACGCAAGATCGATGAAGCGTTACAGCGTTCGTCCTATCAGGAGGACGACGACGACTCTTGCGAAGGCTTCGGCCCGAAGCCAGAGCAGCAACCGTTCAATCCGAACGCCGAAACGTACACCCTGGAACTCCGCAACGGCCCGTACACGATCCGACGCGACGACGGCGAATCCGACAAGGAATGGCAACGGCGCAAGGAACATCTAATGGACCAGCGCGTGACGTTCCTCAATGGCAGCGGCCAAAACGGAACTCCAGAGCAAGTGGCCTACCTCCAAAGGATCGAGACACGACTAGGCCGAAAAATTTTTGAAAATCCTCTTGCAACGACTTAAGACAACTGCAACACTACGTTCGCAACGATGACAATTTTTTGGCAACTGGGCATAGAGCGCGTCGAGGTGGCGCGACAGGGCTTTATTGGATTTTCTGCCCGTGATTGAACACCCAGTTGCCATCCCCCTTTTCAAACTTGAAAGTCTACACCGCCAAAGCCACAGCAGCGATGCTCCAGATTTGCACCGAGACGCTAAGGCGAATCGTTCGCAACGACGGCATCCAGCACAGGAGAATTGGCCGACGAATCCTTTTCACGGAAGCCGACATCGCGGCGATTCTTGAGAGTCGAGCAATGACCGGAGCTGTGAATCCGTACGCAGCCAAGAAACCAAAACAGCAGAACAACGAGAATACAAATGAGCAGCAACCTAGTTCCAACGACAGCAGCAACGCAGCCTCTGAGTCCGGCCAGTCCTGACTTCTACGACCGCATCGACAGTCCGATGGATGCGGTGAAGACTATGGGCGATTGGATCGCACACTCCGGCATGTTCGGCGCGACGAAGCCTGAGCAGGGCTATGTCCTCGCTCTTGAATGCATCGCCAGCCGGATGACCCCGCTGAGCTGGAAGCGAGAGAATCATTTGATCAACGGCAACATCACGATGAAGAGCGAGTCGATGCTCTCCGGTCTGATGAATGCCGGATGGGACATCGACTGGATTCAGTTCGATGCGGTGGCGGCGATTGCCGACTTCAGCAAGGGTGCTAAGAAGGTTCGCGTCTCATTCACCGCAGAAGATGCGAAGATTGCCGGTCTAATCCCCGCAAAGCCTGGAAGCGGCTGGGCGAAGTTCCCCGCTGAGATGCTCCGAGCGCGGGTTATCAGCAAAGCAACACGCATGCTCGACCCTCGTATTACGCAAGGTCGATATTGCGTGGAAGAAGTAGCCGACTTCAATACCCCATCAGCACCCGCCCAACCCACTCCGACGCGCCAGACGGTCAATGTGACGCCGGAATCGACCTTCTCGCTAGTCGACAAGCTGGAGCAAATCCTCGAACCACACAGCGACATCGCCAATGCGTTCCTGCTCTCGAAGAACCTCATCAAGGAAGGTCAGAACTTCCGCGATGTCTCGACCAAGGTGGCCAACATGATCGTGTCCGATCCTGATGGTTTCATCATCAAGGCAAAGGCGTTCTCCGAACCGACCATCGAATGAGCATTCAAAACCGCCACATCAATTTCGACATGCCAGCGGCTCAGTATCACGCCGTTGACGCTCTCTCAAAGTCGATGATGACCAAGATCCTCAAGTCTCCGGCGCACTACAAAGCGGCGCTGGAAGAGCATCAGGAGCCAACGAAAGCCATGCAGATGGGTACGGCGATTCACACCGCTGTCCTTGAACCGCAACTGTACTCGCAAGTTGTCGCCGTTGTCCCACCGGACATCGACGGTCGTACGAAGGAAGGCAAAGCGTGGAAGGAGCAGCACAAGAGCCGCATCCATCTGACTCACGCTGAGGACATCGATGTCCAGGGTGTCGCGAACAGCGTCCGCCGCCATCCGTTCTGGGACATCATCAACCTGCCGCACAAGATTGAGGCGAGTGTCTTCGCTCAAGATGAGGAGACTGGCCTACCGCTCAAAGCTCGTCCCGATCTTTGGGTCGATAACGACACGCTGGTCGATGTCAAAACGACCGACGATGCTTCGGCTGAAGCGTTCTCAAGGACCGTCACTACGTTCGGCTACCACATCCAGGCCGCGCATTATCTTGCGATGACTGGAGCGGAGAACTTCATCTTCGTTGCAGTCGAACGCAAAGCGCCGTACGCCGTCGGTATCTACAAGCTGGACATCGAGTGGCTTCAGGCGGGTGAGAACCTGCGGCGTAAAGCCATCTCAATGCTCCACGAGTGCCGCGCACTGGACAGTTGGCCAGCCTATCCGACAGCGACACAAACACTTTCATGCCCGAAATGGGTGCTGAATAAATCCGAGAGTTAGACCACAATCCAAATCCCTAAAACAATATGTTCAAAGTTAATCGTAAGGACGCTGGAGGCAGCTA